AGATATGTTTGAAGTTTGGAAAACTTTTAATTATCAACCAGTATCTTACTTTCAAGATGACAAATTACAAAATAAAAAAGAAGTAAGAAATGCAAAATCAATTGGTTTAGATCCAGACGATTCTTCTAAGACTATTCAACACTATTCAAATCTTTTTCACAGAACTTTTTGCACAAATTTTCAACGCTATTTAAAATCAAATAATTTTCCAGTTAAAGCAGTTGAAAAACTTTCTCATCCAGAAATATTACAATATGAACCAGGTGGTCATTATGTTTGGCATACAGATTCTTGTATAAGTATTAACAGAGCTTTAAGTGCAATATATTTTGTTAATGATGATTATGAGGGTGGTGAACTTGAGTTTAATTTTCCTACGACAAATCAAACTTTAAAAATAAAACCAGTTTCTAACCAAATGATAATATGGCCATCTAATTTTATGTTTCCTCATAGGGTTGTGCCAGTAACTAAAGGTGTGAGATATTCAGTAGTATGTTGGGCAGTATAAAAGATTTTAAATTTAAAAAAATAAAAAATTTTCTTACATTAGAAGAAACAAATTCTTTATGTAAATACGTTGAGGATTATCATAAAAATAATTTACATCCGCATGGAATAGATATGATTCAATCAAATGTTTATAATACCATGGGAGATTATCAACCAGTCTTTGAAAAATTATTAGAAACAAAAAGAAAAAAAATGGAAGAGGAATGTGGATTAAGCCTTTATCCTACTTACTCTTTTTTTAGAATGTATACCTTATATTCAGATTTAAAAAAACATACTGATAGGCCGTCTTGTGAAATATCTGCTACAGTTTGTTTAGGTGGAGATAAAACTGACTGGCCAATTTATATGGAAGGTACTCCAGTAATTTTAGATCCAGGTGATGCAGTAATATATCTAGGTTGTGATTTACAACATTGGAGAGAAAAATTTTTAGGTGATTGGCAAGCACAATGTTTTTTACATTGGGTAGATGCTAATGGTAAATTTAAAGAACATAAAAATGATAATATATTAAAAACAACAGGGAAACAAAGATGAAGATTTTACAATCTAAAGAAGATGGTTCTTGTTTAATACAATTTAGTAAAGAGGAACAAGAGATTATAAAAGAAAAAGGAGGTCTGAAAATGACTGCTGAAAGTTTAAAACATTTTTCTAATGTTCTAGTTGGTATAGCTGTAGATATAAATCGTAATTTTGATCAAAAAACAAAAGATCTATTAACCTTTGATGATACCAAAATTGAAGGGAAGTAAGTCTTTATAACATAATAGGGATGTAGTATAATGGTGCTATGCCTTTAACAAATGTACAAATAGCCCCAGGATTTAACAAACAGGTAACCCAAACAGGCGCAGAAGGTCTTTGGACTGATGGTGATTTCGTTAGGTTTCGATATGGTCTTCCAGAAAAAATTGGTGGTTGGGAACAAATTACAGATCAAACTTTACTTGGTAAAGTGACTGAGCAACTAGTTTATGCAGATCTTGACGGAAATAGATACGCAGCTCTAGGCACAAATAGAACTTTAATTATTTATTACGAGGGTGCTTTTTACGATATTACACCTTTAGATACTGCTTTGACTGGAGCCACGTTTACTACAGTTAATAATGATCCAAGTGTAACTGTAAATAAACCTGGTCATGGTCTTTCAATTGGTGACTTATTTACATTTACTTCAGTAACACCTCCTACTGGAGCTGGATATACGGCAAGTGATTTTACTACAAATACTTTTCAAGTTGTTACTGTACCTACAATAGATACCTTCACAATAACAATGGCTGCCAATGCAGGAACTTCTGTAGCTGCAAGTGGTGCGGCAACAATTAATCCTTACATAAAACCAGGACCATTAACTCAAAGTTATGGATATGGTTGGGGAGTATCACCTTGGGGTGGAGCATCTGGACTTGTTAATACTCTTAACGGATCTCTATCAGACAATACTTCTGGTACTGGTGGATCTGGAACAGACATTACACTTACCTCAACAACAGGATTTCCAGCTTCTGGGACAATTAAAGTTGGAGCAGAATTTATTTCTTACTCTGGAATAACATCAAATAATTTAAACAATATTACAAGAGATGTAGGAGGCACAAGATCTGCACACAGCTCTGGAGCTGGTGTTGAATATTATACCGGATGGGGACAAGCAGCTCTTTCTTCAACAAATGTTTTGGACCCTGCATCATGGTCTTTAGATCACTTTGGTCAAAAATTAATTAGCACTGTAAAAAATGGAAAAAGTTTTGAGTGGGATCCTTTATCAGTATCAACTTCAGCTTTAGATACAAGAGCAACTATTATTTCGAATGCACCTACAAATTCAGTAATGTCTATCGTTTCTGAAAGAGATAGACACTTAGTAATATTAGGAACTGAAACTACGATTGGCACTGCTTCAACACAAGATAAAATGTTTATAAGATTTTCAGATCAAGAAAATTTATCAGATTACATACCAACCTCAACTAATACTGCAGGTACTTTCAGATTAGACTCTGGCGTTAAAATTGTAGGAGCAGCAAAAGCAAAAGATTATATATTAATAGTAACTGATACATCTGCTTATGTAATGCAATTTGTTGGTCCTCCTTTTACTTTTTCTATAAGACAAGTTGGAAGTAATTGTGGATTGATAGGTCAACATGCAATTAGATATGTAAACGGTAGAGTATGGTGGATGGGTCAAGCTGGTGGGTTTTTTGTTTACGATGGTACAGTTAAATCTGTTCCATGTTTAGTAGAGGATTTTGTTTTTACAAGTAAAGGTGATAATTTAGGTATTAATTATAGCGCAGGAGAAACAATCTATTCTGGTCTAAATCATTTGTATGAAGAAATAATGTGGTTTTATCCAAAATCTGGTTCTAATGAGCCTGATAGAGTTGTTACTTATAATTATGTTGAGAATACTTGGACTACAGGAACTTTAGCTAGAACAAGTTGGCATGACTCTACTTTATATGAAGTTCCTTATGCTTCTGAATTTTTTTCTACCAACACACCAACCTTTCCTACTGTTCAAGGTGTTACGAATGTTAATGGTGCATCAACTTACTATGCACACGAAATTGGAAACAATGAAGTAGACTCTGCCGGTAATAAAACAGTTATACCAGCATTTATACAATCTGGAGATTTTGATTTAGGTGAGGGTAACCAATTTATGAGTATGAGAAGGTTTATACCAGATTTTAAATTACTTACTGGTAATGCACAAATTACTATTAATTTAAGAAGGTACCCTAATGATACTGCAACATCCTCGCCTCTCGGACCTTTTACTGTAACAAGTACAACTGACAAAGTTGATACTAGAGCAAGATCTCGTTTTGCAAATATAAAAATTGCAAATACTTCAACAGATGAGAACTGGAGATATGGGACTTTCAGAGCAGATATACAACCAGACGGTATGAGATAATGGCTAGAGTTGATATAATAATACCAGAACCTTCAGAAGTATATGATCCAGAAAACCAAAGACAAGTTGCACAATCTTTACAAACACTTAAAGATAAGCTAAATACCTCTTATCAAATAGAACTTAAAAATGAACAAGAAACCTTTAACTATTTTATTTCATGACAATACGATATAAAAACCAAGGATTTAAACAAGCCAGTACTGGAAAAACTACAGCACTTACATGTCCTACTGATGCAACTTTAATAGTTAAAAGTATTTACTGTGCAAACAACGATGCTTCATCAGCTATTTTAGTAAACATGAATCTTGTAGACTCTTCTGATTCTAATACAGAATATGAATTTTTTAGAGATGATGTTGCAGCCAAATCACAAGTTAATGCTTCACCACAAGGTTTAAACCTAGAAGCAGGAGATGCAATTACAGTTCAAGCAGCTACAGGAAGTAATGCAATACAAGGTACTATAAATTATGCACAAATAGACAGATCACAGGAAAATGGCTAAACAAAAATTTACGCATTTCGTACCAAGAGATAAACCAAAGAAAAGACCAAGAAGACACTGCAAAAAACCAAATAAGAAAAAAAAGTTGCAGCACAATAAGAAATATAATAGACAGGGACGAAGACAAAAATAAAAAATAATGCTCTATCCGATAACTGTTGCAGATGATTTTTTTGCAAAGCCTTATTCAGTAAAAGAATTAAGTAATAAATTTAATTTTACACCTTGTAGTGCAGGTTATTTTCCAGGAGAAAGATCAGAACAATTAGGATCATTAGAAGAATCTAATAGTTTTTTTAACTACACCTGCCAAAAAATTTTAAGTATTATATATCCAGAAAGTGTAAATGATTTACAATATAGTGCAGAGTTATATTTTCAAAAAATTAGTAATGAGTTTAAAAATCCAGGATTTGTTCATACTGATAGTATTAAGGAATTGACTGCAATAGTTTATTTAAGTCCGCATGATAACTGTGGTACAAGTTTTTATGATCCAATTGGTGAGCATCCTATTAATCTTCCTGGAATAATAAACAGTAAATTCGATATTTATAAAAATAAAAACTTTACAAATGAAGCAGAATTAGTAAATAAATTAAATAAAAATTTTAAAAAAACATTAACAGTTTCATCAAAATTTAATAGAATGGTATTATTTGATGGTTCTTATTTACATGGGGTTGAGAATTTTATAGATGAAAATATAAATGAAGACAGGCTAACTTTAATTGCCTTCTTTCATCATATAACAAAAAATGGTATAAGATACCCTATGGTAGAAAACAAAAGGAGACTATAATGAGTGATTTAGAAAAAATACCGGCAACGGCAACGGAGATCATTAAACATAAAAGAACAGGACAAGTATATGCTAGCAAAGCTGATTTTGATGCTGATGTTGCTGAT